GGAAACAGTTCTCTTTCTCTAAAGCCGAGAAAGGCATTAGAGGGAAGATTCATATCTTCTCTTTCATGCACCTGAGGCGAAGCTTTTATCTCTTTATGAGATGAGAGTGTGTAATAGGTCGTTAAAACGATAATATTACACTTCTTTCACTGTGAGAAATCACAGTCCCTGAAAGGGGTACCTGCAGCCTCCTTAACCGGAGAAACTGAAGGTGAAAGATATTTTTGCAGATTCTACAGAATTTCGGTTTAGATATTCTATCTAAGCTGGGGTAGTAACCATTAAAGCGGTATTTTAATACCTGGTTAGAGCAATCCTCGTAAGAACGAAAAGAAGGTAACAACGCGTAATGTCAGTGACGGATCGATTCCAAGATCACAACGATTATAGCAGTTACTGGATTGTAAGTTCCCATTGAGTTCTGTATCCTCAACATATTGAATAAACTATGAAAAATTTAAAAACCTTTCTTAGCTTATCTCAGTTGAGTGATCTTAAAAGTACCTTTCATGGTATGTTCTGTGTAAAAGCAGGACGGGGATTATACAGTTGGTTCAACAGAATTAATTATATAATCCTTGGGAAGAATTCTCCTTCAATTACTCGTTCCGTTTTTGTTATGTTTTCAATCTTTTATCGATTGTATAAACGTAACGGAGTCAAATTTTTAGTGTTAAATCTAAAGACTTGACACGTACAAGTAATGCAATCGGTAGCCGGAAACCCGGTGTCGGATACGTCTCTTATTGCAAAAATAAGAACGTCAAAGACTAAGGGTGGCCTTCCAAGAGTTATACCGAGAATCCATAGGGAGATGATTCGTGATAAAAATATTCAAATTATCCGAATTTATCTATCTTTGTTTTCTCTGTATAGAGTACTATCCTATCCTTCTATTACGTCTTTAAAGACTATAGTGGATCCTGGGGTAGTAATCTCTAGTGATTTTCGAAAACTATGGCTCGATACTACTAAAAAGTATCTTGACCGTAGCGGATGAGAACCTAGTACTTTTAGAAAGTCCTTAGTTCCGGTAAAGCCCTTTTTAATTTCAAAGGGTTCTCCGATTGTTCGGAGAACTACCGAAAGTAATTCGACTAGTTATTTAGGAGTGACCAAAGCTGCTCTGTCAATACGCCAAAATCTCATTATGTGAGGTCATTTCACAAACGTTTCAAAGCGTTTGGACCCGGATAATAAATTAGTGTATTGAATAGAGAGTATCTGGAAAGCGTCAAAGTGAATAGTTGAGACGAAAAAATCGGATTTGAGACCGACTGTCCAACTAGGAGCTTTGGCGTTCAAGGATGAGTCCGCCGGTAAAGTTAGAGTGTTCGCAATGGTGGATTGCTGAACGCAATGGTTATTAAAACCGTTGCACTTAAGACTTTTTGATGTTTTAAGTTCTTTACCTACCGATGGAACCAAGGATCAGTTGCGACCTATTCAGTTTTTACTGGATAAAGGCTTAACACGTTTTTGATGTTATGACCTTTCGGCCGCTACTGATAGACTACCAGTTATTCTTCAAGCCGATATTTTAACTCATCTAATGGGTGATGATTTCGGAACTTATTGAATGAATCTCTTGGTAGGTCGTCCTTACTACCTTCCTGAGGAAAACCGGGAGAATCCTCGTCAATTTGATGATGATTACCCATCTTCAGTTCTTTACGCTGTTGGACAACCTATGGGTGCGTTGTCGTCATGAGCTATGCTAGCTCTGACCCATCATGTAATGGTGGCATTAGCAGCAAGAAGAGCAGGTTTCCTCGTAGGAAGTTTTAGAGATTACGCGGTCCTCGGTGATGATATCGTTATTGCTAACGGTGCCGTCGCCCGAGAGTACCTTATAATTTGTAGAGAGATCGGAGTCAAAGTTGGTATTCACAAGTCCTTAATATCCAGAAATGGGTGTTTAGAATTTGCGAAACGATTCTTTGTCTCCGGGGCCGATGCTTCTCCTATTTCCCTCCTGGAGATAGGGGCAGCTACTCGTTCCCTTGTTGCTATGTTGGAGATTGGTAAAAAATATAACCTTTCTTTACCTAATATAGTAGCAATTCTTGGATATGGATTTAAGGTTCGCGGTCGGCTGACTAAGTATATTACTGAGTTAGCTCCCCGGATCAGACATCTGTCCATTCTTTATTATTCTCCTTGAGGAGTTCGACCTCTTCAACCTAATCATTGGTTGAATTTACGTTGGGTTGTTAACCCAATGTACGACATGGTAGATACTCTTCACGAAGGATTTGAGACCGTCTTAATTTCTCGTGTTCGAGAGTTAAGGTCCCGTCTTAATCGGTTAAGACCCGAAATGAAGAAGTGAACTAAAGATGTTGGAGTAATCTTCTATCCTAGTATGCAGAAATGATCCAAATTCTATGAAGTTGGTTCTGGTATTTTGTGAACTGAAATTAATTTCGTATTCAGAACAATTTACCAGGCCATTTACAAAGAATTTGTTGATGACCATTGAGAGATTGACCAGAAGACCTACGTTGTTGCCAATAAGGTCAACGACGAAGGAGAGATGGGGGAGTTAACTCTTGATGGAAGTCATTTAATTCTATACAATGAATTAAGACATTCCTTAGCCTTATTAACTCGTTTGAAAAATCCAGATGAACGTGTGTCTACGAAAGTAGTCTCACATGCTCATATCTGAGAATTATGAAAAGGCTTTCCGCACTATCCAAGACCGTCTCCTCCTATGATGGATGGGGACTTTGGTTTTGTGATGGTGGGATTCAAGCAAGAAACAGAGTGTACCAAGGTATTGAGTCAAAAGACTTCAATATAAGGAGGTAATAGAATAAAAATAACTTAATAAAATAAGTTATAATAAGGTAAAACTTCTTATAATGCAGTGAAAACTTGAAGCTACCTTGCTCTACCTCGAACAAAGTGTGAAGAGAAGGACTCCCAGATCTAAGTAGTTTTACAACTACAAACGATTACAAATAAGTAAACGCACCTGAGCGAAGC